TGGGCTGGATTTGGAATACCTGCCGGAGCAGAACCGGTTCAAGTCCACCGCCCGAGCGCTTAACAGAGCGTTGCGCGCGGTGGCTTTGGAGCATGAGTGGTCCTATTTCTCCGATGTGGCAAGTCTTGGCACGACTACGCTGGGGGCGCGCTCCTGGCCGCTACCGTCGAACCTGCGCGTGCGCGCGGTGAACGACGATGCTGTTCGTCTGGTGAACGATGGCGGCTGGGTCATGGTGTGGGCGTACTTCCTTCCACGTGATGCCCTCCATAAGTACGCTTCTCGTGCGGGACTATGGGCCGCGGCAACCCGCGACAAGCTGTACTTCTCTCGGCCGCTCGGGTTGGAGGAAGCGGGGTTGGACCTTCAGGTTCCTTGTATGCGAGAACCGAAGATGTTCAGGCTCCCGAAGGACGGACAAGAAGTTCCGCAGAAAATCCTGTCCCAGCCAGTGGACTTCGATTACCCGGACTTGGTGGTGGCCAAGGCGGCTCAGCTGATTGCTGAGACAGATCCGGTGATGCAGCCCCGGGTGCAAACTCTGGAGGCGCAGTACAAAGACTTGATGTACCAGCTGATCGAGCGTGACGATCGGATGACCGACTCCCCGTACCTCAACGAGTTCCAGGTGCCTATCCGCGGGAACCTCCAAGGGTTCTCGTACACCCAGCACTTCCACGGTCACCCGCATTCCGACGAGAGGTTCTCCTGATGGCCAAGCAGACCATCGCGGCGCCGATTGATCGTCCTCTGTCGAAGGCGTACCTGCGCAAGTTCAAGGGCTGGAGCACAGCTGCGGCTCCAGGCACGTCGGATCCGACCACTTTGCGTGAGATGCACAACTGCTACCTCACTCCGGACAAGTCGGTGCGAGTACGGCCGGGACTCCGGCACGTGTTGACCGAGCCAACACTTCCGATCGTAGGAACCTTCGAGCACTTCTACACCGAATACGACACCAAGGCAATCCTCTTCGCGGTTCGAGAGACCGACAACACCGTCGGCTGGCGTATCGGAGTGTGGAACGAGCTATTGCACAGCTACGACGTGATGTCTGCCTGGGACCCTACCTACGGGTTTCAGGTTCCTGCGAGCGATGGCGGTCTCGATTGGGACTGGGCGCATCTGCGCTTCTCCGACAAATGCACTTACGTGAAGTACGTCCAGATCGACAACAAGATCTTGGCGTTGGGAGACTCTGGCGAAACCTTTCGGCTATTCAAGGTCGGGGCCACCCGAACGATGGAGGTCGTCTCCCCTCTCACGTTTCCCAGGTACCAGGCGTCTGACAAGCTGGAGGTCTATCAGCCGACAGAAGCCTGGATCAATGGTTCGCAGACCACGCTCCCGCCCGAAATCACCAAGACCGAAGAAACGTTGGTCTCCACCAACGAGGAGGCCAACCTCTACAACTTCGCGTACTTCTACACCTTCAGCAACGAGATCGGAGAATCCGCACCATCCCAAGTGACACAGATCCGGCTGCGTGAGTCGCAGTCCCGCTGGGACGCCAATGCCGAAGACGACACGAAAGCGCCCGAACAACTGGTGGCCGTGGTGCCGGAGCTGGTCTGGCAGACCTGCAAGTGGCAGAAGGCGCGGCGTTGGAATCTCTACATGCTCACCTGGTCGGACCAGGACGCTGTTCCCGTGGAGGGTGTGCTGCTGCGTTCCAAGGACATCACTGACACGGAGTATGCTCAGACCGGCTGGATCGCGCACACCCCTCTGATCCAAGGTGGGAACGAATCCTGCCCGCTGCCCAACGAGAAGACGTTGGAGAACTACACCGAGGCTGCGAAAGCAGGTAACGGTGTGGTGGCCGGTGACCGAGTGATCCTCGTCTACGACCGTACCAACCATGCTCGGATCACCTGGAGCAGCGGCCAGCAAGGAGAGTACCTGAACTTCACTGGTTCTCGTGGCGGAGGGTACAAGACTCTCACTTCGGGTAATCTGTTCTTCCCTGCGGCAGTGAAACTGTGGCAGAACCCCCAATCGGTGGACACGCTCGTGGTTCTCTGTACTGGGTTGGACGGCTACGGCACGTCCTACTACATGAACCCGTCCACCACGATCTCGGCGCAGAACCAGACCACTACCGTGATGGGCTTCGAAGAGACCACAGCCACCCCGGGCACCACATCCCCGTACGGGGTGGAGGTGCTGAACTCGGGGTTGTACCACCCGCTTGAGTCGAACTTGATGAAAACCACGGCGGCCAACTACCGCATCTCGCACAGCTACATGGCTGACGACATCGCCAACATCTGGCGGCGGATACCCTTGTCGGACAAACGACGGATGGTTTCCTCCCAACTCGGCGGGGTGCTGTACTACCTGGTGCAATCTCCGCTTGGCTGGGAAGACGCTACCTCAGACAACGGCAACCAAATCTGGCTGTGTGACACGGAGCAGGAGGGTGCTTGGTCCTGCTGGGATATCCGAGGGACTTCGTTGCGGAAGATGGAGCTTAATGGGCTGCTCTATATGACCGTCGTCCAAGACGGCAACATCTTCGCGCTCGACCCTGACTCCCATTGGGATGAGACGTGGGACGGCGAGAAGTGGAAGCAAGAGCACATCGAGTGGGAAATCATCATCAACACGCACGGGGCGAATCGTTCGCACGATGCGTGGTGCATGCTCCAACAGGCGAACGTAACGTTCGGTAGTTTCGTCGGTGAGTGCGAATATGGCGTGCGAGGCACCGAAGTGAACGGCCGGGCACTGGAAGTGAAGAAGGTTTACCGCTCTCAATGGCAGACAGCCGATACGTTGTATCCGTACGACAACCAGGACATGCTGCTGATCCGGCGGCACATGATGGAGTGGGAGTTCTTCTGGCGTAGCACTGGTAACTTCGGTCACGGCGAGATCAACTTCATTCAGTACCGGTACACCCCCGCGTCGGTCAACGTAGGCTACGAATACGGGTCCATCGAAACATTCGAATACGGCACACCTTCTGACGAGTACGTGAACGGCATTCCGACACCGTTCGCAGACGTGTCAAAACCGTGACCTACTGCTAGTATTTCGATAGCGCATTATCGTGACCTGAAAGGTGGCTAGATGAGCCAAACCTCGAAAGCGGTCGTCTTCCGCGTCCTCAAGGCAGCGGGGATCGAACTCCCGGAGCACTATCGCAATTACTCGGAGCAGGATCTTCGGAGGATCTTGGCTCAGCATGGCCTGGAATCGGAGATCCCTCCGGAACCGAGCGCCCCGCCGGGCCCAGACCCTATGGCGGGGCGACAAGCGTATTCCGGAGCGGGAGAAGACGAGCCGATCCGAGTCGAGGAAGAGACCGGCATCATCTGGTTCCGAGATGAAGTGCGCAAGCCTGCCTCTCCTCAGCCCCGTGCACGACGGAAACTCACCTACGTGGACAGCGGAGTGAAGAACTTCCAGCTCGCCACCCAGGACGGTGATCGGCGCTACATCGAGACCTTCGAGGTGGCAGGCGACGAGCAGCGCACCGCCGAAGTGAAGATCACACTGCCCTCCTACCAAGTCGGTGTCTACAAGGATCCACGTTTTCCGTTCCGGGTTCACATCTACAACGGCAACAAGGGCTTCGACATCTTCGACGTCAACCACTTCTACGGTGGATCGGACATGGTGCCTGACGAGATCAAACGGACCTATGTCGGCAACGACCTGTGCTACGACATCCGTACAACGATCCGAGCAATCCAGGCGGCCTACCGTCGTCTGCAACTGAATGGGGGAATCTGATGAGTGAGAACTACATGGACACGATGGCCGAGGACGAACTGGCCGAGTTCCCAGAGGCGGAAGGCCGGGAGGCTCCGAAGACCACCCGTACCCTGCTGGAGATCTGGACTGATCTCCTGACGCATATTGAGGACTCCGAGCAGGAGCGGATCCCGCTGGCCACTGCGGTGCGTCTCGTGAACAAGCATGCTGGCCTGTGCATGCAGGAGATCCCAGAGTACTTCCGGCTCTACCACGATTACCTGCGAGAGATCCGTTGGGCCGTGGCGGAAGAAGTGGACGCAGCAGACCCCAAGGCGTTCCAGGCAGAGAACGACGCCGAAGACAACCAGCCGCACTACTTCAACATCCTCGTCAACTGGATGAAGATGGGCGACTCTTGGGAACGCTCCTGGGATGTCTCCGACGAGAACGCCCATATCGTCGGAGCTGCGATCATCGACGCCTACGAGTTCGCTCTCGGGGAACGTGGTCTCGCAGCGCAGCTCGACGCCATCGGGTTCAGCTGGGACGACGAACTCGCGGTTCAGCTCCAAGCCGCGGTACAAGCCGAGTGAGGTAGGCCCGTGAATGAAGAAATCCTCGGCGTCCCGCCAGAAGCCCTCCCTCAGGGCTTTGGCCTGGATGCGCTCTTTGCGAGTGTCATGGACACGATGGTCCCTGAAGAGGCACAAGAAACGGCTGATACGGGAGCAGCGGCGACTTCAGCTGATGCTGGAGCAGCTGGACCTCCAGCACCTGCGACTGAAGCAGCTGGAGATCCTGGAAGCGGTGACGCAGGACAAGCTCCGACAGATGGAGTGGATCCGCAACTACCGGCTGAAGGGGGAGCTGGAGCCGCCGCCACCCAAGTCGGAACTGGACCAGGAGTTGGGGCTGTAGACTACTCGGTAGTTGCGCCCAGCTTCGGGAAGATCAGCACTGGCCTGGAGGAGCGAACTGCAAAGCTTCACCAGGAAGCAGCGCTGACGGAGATGCGCGCTCAATACGGGAAGTACTTCGAGCAGTTGCAGAAGCATCCGCGCCAACTGGTAGGGCAGCAAGTTCCAAGCATCAACGGCCGGGAAGGCATGGAGACTCTCCGAGATTCTCAAGATGCGGCAGACTGGCAAGGTGCGGTTAAGCAGTTGCTGACCAACGAACTCCGGGACCGTGCCAGCCGAATGGCCGATGCCGACCGGCAGACGATGGATGTGCTGCACAGCTCGATTGGGCTGTTCCAGAACAATTCGGATCTGGTGCCCGGGACCAAGCAATTCAACCGTGAGCTGGCGGACCAGTTCGGCAAGATCGCCAAGCCATATGAACTACGAGTGGACGGTAAACTCCAGGGCTGGTCGATACCGGTGCAACCGTTGATCGATCAACTGCGTCAGCAATTGGCGGAGCAGGCGAAGGCAAACCCTCCAACTCCTGCCCCGACAACCAAGGCTCCTGCTCCGACAACTAAGACCCCTGCCCCACAACGAGGACTCCAGTCCCGAGCCGGTGCTTCAACCGAAGAGGAGGACTACTCCACCTTCTTCGGGACGCTCGGCCCCCAGTACCGGAACCTTCGGATCTGACAGAAGTGGCCACCTTTCCGATCCACTACCGGCCCCGACCGTATCAAGCTGAAGCACATCAGATGTGGCAGACGAAACGGATCGGGGTCGCAGTGTACCCTCGGCAGTCTGGGAAGGACGTCGGGGCCAGCATGGAGCAATGCGCTGCCCGGCTGAAGAACCCCAAGACCACCGGGGTGTACATCTCGCTCAACAACCCGATGATCCGAGATATCCTATGGGACAAGACTTACCTTGACCCGCGCACGGGGAAGTATGTCCGCATGCTTCAGGATAACGTTCCCTCCAATGAAGCTGTTTGGCGCGATTCACAGATGACAGGGCATTTCCGCAACAAGAGTCGCCTCAAGCTCCAGGGGTACTTCCAGTCCGGGCAGGACATGTCCGGCGTCGGCACCTCGTTCCAGGACTACACGATCACCGAGTTGGCCCTCTACTCTCGGGAGGACCCGATCCCCCGGATGATGCCGATCATCGAGAACGACCACGAGAACAAGCGGTTGATGGTGGTCTCCACGCCGCGAGGGAAGCGCCGGAACCCGTTGTGGCAGCTGCTCCAGTCGAAGCAGGGTGATCCTGACTTCCAGGTGTTGGTGCGCACCATTGATGATCTGAATGAGATGATGCGCCGTAACGGGATGGATCCGATCCTTTCGGCCGAACGACTGGAGCAGATCCGAGACACCTACCTCCGTCGCTTCGGCAACGATCGGATGTTCGAGCAGGAGTACTACTGCTCGTTCGAAGAGATGGACGCCGCGGCTGTCTACGGCGAAGCATACTCGAAGCTGCTCGAAGAGAAGCGCGATCTCGACTTCAACTTAGACAGCACTCGGCCTGTCTACGTCATGTTCGATATCGGGTCGGCGGGGGTGCACTCCGACGCCACGGCCTGGCTCGCATTTCAATGGTTCAACAACCGGATGCTGATCTACGACTGCGCCGAAGGGCATGGGCGTCCGCTGCCAGACTACGTGAACGACCTGCGGATGAAGCCTTGGTTCCCGAAGTTGGACCATATCATCTTGCCTTGGGATGCTGAGCACCATGAGGTCTCCATCAGTGAGACTCCTGCGGATATGCTGAGGAAGGTCTTCCCCCGCGTAGCGGTGTTGGCTAAGAGCCACAAAGTGTTCCGGCTCTCCGGCGCGCGTGCGAATGATCCGCATGAAATCACTGACGTGCAACGCACTCGGATGGCGCTGTACAACATGATCATCCACAAGACCAATTGCGATTGGCTCCTGGAGTGCCTGGAGAACTTCAAGTTCGAATACAACCCCAAGCTCCAGGAATGGTCAGACAAACCTCTGCACGATAAGTACTCGCACATGATGGATGCTCTCCGATACGCTGTGCAATCGACGAAAGAGCTGGACGTGTTTAACGGTGCCTTCTTTGATGTTGGTCCCGTCACCAGAGTGTCTGACTACGTTGAGGATTGGAGCGTGGTATGGGGACGCAAGTAACCGTCCAGAAAGCCCTGCAACTGGTGGCGAGCCATCCGGACCCAGAGACCGACGTAGTGCTCGATCTGCGTGTTCACGAACTGGTGTGCCGTGCGCTGTTCGAGATTGCCAACAGCCCTGACGTGAAGGTGCGCGGCAGCATGAGCAGGGCTACCCGTGCGCAACGATTGATCATGAATCGGATGGTCGGCGTGCGCCGGAAGGGAACCCACCCTGCGGCCCGGAAGACTGCGGCCCTGAAGTTCGTAGACCTCACGCAGGCGGAGCTGCCTCGCCAACAGGGGGGCACATGAGCACGGAGATCGTACGCAAGTTTCGCAAGCAAATCCCGGAAGCGCACCGGAGCAGCTTGGACACACGGCTGATGTGGCTGTGGCACCAGAAGTTCGGGACCGTTCAGATGATCTGGAAGGAGTCCTCGGATGTATTGGACCACACCGCCTGCACGCTGATTCTCCAGGCGATCATGTCGAAGGATCTCCCCAGCATCGAGTTGCTGTTTCGCCGATTGGAAGGCGGGGCAGTCTACGACGAGGAGCTGCTGGAGCAAGAAGGCTCGCTACCTGTCTGAGAAAGCAAAGACCC